TCGTCACAGGCCATGCGTCGAGTGCCTTTTGCTGTAGCTGTTGCTGGTCACACATCAGTGGCCAAGTCAGTATTTGCAGATATATTGCATAAGCACTATGGAAAAATCTGCAAGAAACCATTGGATGGAAATGTTAGATATGTGCGTGATAGTGCATCAGAATTTTGGGATTCATTTGCATCGCATAAGTGGTCATTGTTGATGGATGACGTTGGTATGTTTAAACCACAACCTGGTGTGATTGAAGAATCTGTTTTAGATTACATTCGAATCATCAACAATACACCATATTTTCCAAACATGGCTAAACTCGAAGATAAAGGTATGATACCTCTCAAGTGTGATTTGGTGGTCGCTACCACCAATGATGAGACACTTAAAACACGAGAGTATTTTACATATCCTTTAGCTCCTATACGTCGATTTGTTAATCACGTACGTTTGCGAGTGAGGCCAGAGTTTGCTAAGCCTGATGGTATGTTGGATAGAGCTAAGGTGTCAGCAACAAATTGCGATGAATATCCTGATTGGTGGTTGATTGATGTCCAAGAGGTCGTCCCGGAGGGCAATTTTGAGAACAAAAAAGATTTTCAGCATTTTCGGTTTCAGCCAAAAGTCCATAATGGGAAAGAATTGACGAACCTAGGTATAAATGAGTACTTGGACTACTATGCTGAATCTATTCTCAAACACAATCAGGATCAAGACACTGTTATGAAGAATAGTGACAATTTCACGAACGTTAAAATTTGTGATTATTGTTACCGAGTGGTATCACGCTGTGTTTGTGTAGAAATGCAGAGTGATGATTCTACAATGTATCATCCCTTGGGAAGTACTAATAATTTCTTTGTGAAATATTTCTATAGAGTACTTGATGCATTCTTGTTCTTCATAGCCAGTTTGATTTCATATGGTCCCGAAATGTTCATATTGCGTTGTTTTCTATACTCAAGTTTCTTCTTGAAGCATCAATATAGGTGCGCGCCTTATTATAAGGAACGTATCAGAGAGAGGTTTAAGATGCTTTCGAATGATTTGTATAAACAATTCCAATCTCCATATGTGAAGTATTACGTGTTACTAGGTGTTATTGTATCTGCATCTTATACATTTTACCAAACAAGAAATAGTCACAATGATGATGATGAAGAAGAAGGAACCGATTGTCTACAAGGAGCCGAGTTATCAGTCATTGGAGTAAGACCAGAAACGAAGAACGAACGTGAATCCGTGTGGAAAAAAGACGAGTATGTGGTAGATTCTTTTGATTTCTCTAGGAATAGCTTGAGCTGGCGCAGCTTGAGTCATGATAAAGTTTGTGATTTAGTACAGAGAAACACTGCTACTATGAATATTGTCATGTCTCCGACATGGCAAAAAAACTACTCGTATTGTTTGTTTAAAAGGTCATACTTGGATAGCCAACAATCATGCAATCCCCGAATTAAGTGAGCCACATCAGTGTATTGTTTACAAAGGGAATGTGTCAGCAACGTTGACGAGTGGATGCAAATTTCAGATGGATGAACGCGATGTGACACGTTATCCAGAGCGAGATATCTGTGTGTTTAAGATACGACATTTGCCACCTTGTAGTGACATCGTTGATCTCTTCCACTCTAAACGTTTGATGAATGGCAGATTTAATGCTACTTATGTTAGTATTAATAAGTCCCTTGAACCTGTACGCAACCGTGTGGCACATTTGTCTCTCAAGTATAGTACGATGCCAAATGGGGTGACCATACCTCATTGGGTAGGTTCACCTGAATTCCTAACGGAGAAAGGTGATTGTGGTACAGTACTAGTTGCCATGACAGATTTTGGTCCTACTATTCTTGGTATACATCAGAATTTGGACAAGGTAAACGAGCTGACGGGAGCTGTTTCTCTTGATATTGAATTTGTTTCTTCTATTGTAGAAGATGAGATTTCTGATGGGTACTGTATGATCAATGAGTACACTGATTGCACGAATCAGGTTGGAGATGTTCACATCAAGGCGACACCACGTTTTGTCAAGGGATCTGGAAAAGTCTATGGATCTTTCTTAGGCCAGAGATTTGTTCCCCGTTCACAAGTTCGACATACTTTATTGTATGAGAAAATGAAAGAAGAAGGCTTTGATTGTGAGCACTATCCTCCTGTGATGACTGGTTGGGAACCATGGCATTTGAATATCAAGAAGCAAGTAGAAGCTGATGCTTATGTATCTGAGGCTGATCTTACTGCTATTGGTAAACAATTGACAAAAGAATGGTTGACTATGGTTCCATCAGAGGATAGGTCTGAAGTGAAAGTGTACGATATTGAAACTGCTTTGAATGGCATTCCAGGTCTACGCTTTGTTGATAGTATCAACAGAAAATCGTCGGCAGGCTTTCCATGGTGTCATACGAAGAAGCGTTTGTTAACATTCTTGGAGAGTGATGAGACCTGGCAAGAACCAGTAGATATTGATGATTGTGTGAAGAAGAGAATTGAGGCTCGATTGACATCATATCTAGATGGTAAGCGTACACATCCCATTTATCAAGCATCATTGAAAGATGAAGCTTTGCCTTTAAGAAAGATAAAATCGAAGAAGACACGTGTGTTCATGGGTGCGCCTGTGGATTTCACATTGTTGATGAGGATGTATACGTTGGGCTTTGTGCGAATAGCTCAGCGAAACAAATTTGTCTTTGAGGCTGCACCTGGGGTGGAAGCCCAGTGTGTTGAATGGGAACATTTGAGAGACTATCTGACAAAATTCGGCGAAGAGAGAATGATCTTTGGTGACTTTTCTGGTTTTGATTCTTCTATGCGTGCACAATTTATATTAACTGCATTTGATTGTATTATTGATTTTTGTATTGCATGTGGTTACACAAAAGAAGAGGTTCGAGTGTTGAGAGGAATAGCTGAAGACGTTGCATTTCCCACAGTGAATTTCCATGGTGATTTGGTGGAGTTCTTTGGGAAAAATCCTTCTGGACAGGCTTTAACAGTTACCATTAATAGCATTGTTAATTGTCTATATATGCGTTACTGTTATTTTAAGCTAAATCCAGAAAAAGAATTCGAGTCCTTTCGTGATAATGTTGCCTTACTTACGTATGGTGATGACAATGGGATGGGTGTGTCTGAAGAAACTCCGTGGTTTAATCACACCTCGGTGAGCGAGATGATGAAAACTATCAACGTAGTTTATACTATGGCTGATAAAGAAACAGAAACTCGTCCCTATATCCATATAGATGAAGCGTCTTTTTTGAGCGTAGATGGAAATATGATGAAGATTTATGTCATTATGTTTGTCCACTAGAAGAATCATCTATTAGGAAATCCCTTATGATTGGACTAAAATCAAAAGCTATCACAGCAGAAGAACAAGCGGTATCAATTATGCTGTCTGCTCTTAGTGAGTACTTTTGGTATGGAAAAGCAACGTTCGAGCTTTGGCGGAGTCGATTTGTCAAGTGGCGAGACGAACTGGATCTCCAGGAATGGGGTCCTCAGTTTGATACCTGGGATGATTATGCAGACAGGTATTTTGAACGTTCGCGATATCATTACCGTGAATATCAGGATGGAGATGAGCACCGATGCTCTATCTGCGGTAATGTTTGTGATGTTATGCATAGAGAGAACGACTTTGTGTTTTTCTGCTTTATGTGTCAAGGTGCGAGGGATCTTTTTGATTCCTTTGTTGCACGTCATGGTCCTATTGAATA